AGGTGTTGGTGGTGGAGTAGGAGGTGCTTTTTTTGCACGGCCTGTAACTGCGTCACGTTCTACCGTAGGTTTTGGTGCAACTTTTTTTACTTTTTTTGGTTTTTTTGGTCCTGGTTCTGTTGCAACAACTGTTATTCCTCGTTTTAATTCTCCTCGTTTTGGAGCACGAACAGTCTGCCCACCGAGAACAAGAGGTTTTCTTTTTGGTGTTTCGCGTTTCTGTACTGGCTCTTTATACTCTTTTAAATGTTCAGCAGCTTCGTATGTTGCACCTGTTTTTGGGTCAACTTTTTTAACTTTTCGTTCTGTTGTAACTTTTTTATCTTTTGGAACAACTACAGGGCGAGGAGACATTCTTTCAGCCTCTGCACGTGCGCTGCCCGTTAATTCACCTGCAGGTTTAACTATGCCAGTTTCAGCGTCTGCAGGATTTACAGGTCCAACCCATGATGCTTTTTTCTTTTTAGCCATGCTTACACCATCTTCCGCTTTACACGGTCAGACATCTTTTGAGAGTAGCAAGATGCACACATACCCTTGCTGTGTAAAACCTGTACTGGATTCATAATAATTCCGCATGTTGAGCATGGGTGTGAACCCTTGTAACGGGTTGCATTCTCAGCAATTTGACGTGCTTGAATTTCCATCATAAATGAGCCATCGCCATCGTCCATAATTAGCCCCTTTTCTTTCGCGTATTTTTCTTTCCAAAACGTTTTGCTGCGCCCATACCTGTGTCGTAGTCAGATGTTACTGGAGTGCTATCTGGTTTATAGGCTGTACCTGTGTTTGCTTCTTTTGCAACACTTCTGTCAGCGCCGAGAAATGCAACACTTGGTCGTCCTTGACGACGAGTGCTCCAGCCTGCTGGCTTGTAATCTTCGTTCCATTGAACGTGGGATAAAGGTCGCATTCCACCTTTTGCATACATCTCTGGGAGTTTAGGGTCAAAGGCTGAAGCATGAGTTGCTCCACCAATTAGCACAGCGTGCTCTGCTGCGTGACGTGCTACATCTTTGTACGGGGCATCTGGGTGCTTAAATACTGAGTTCAATTCACCGCTTGGGTGAACCGCAAAACCAGCTAACCCATCAGGAGTACTAAACATCCGCATACCTTTATAGTCACCAACTTTGTGCACATCTACTGCAGCACCCATTGGGCTTGCTTTCTTTGCACGCTGAATAAACGCTTTAAAGTGTCCAGCTTCTTTTGGTGAGTACTCTACAAAATGCGGAAAGTTATCTTCTTTAGACATTAGAGATTACCTAAGTCGTTACGTGATGCAGCTTGGAACCCTGCTACGCCTCCTGAGAACCAAGATACACGTGGCTCTGAATAGACTCGGTCTATAGTTACAACGTCATCAATACCTGGTTGTCCACGGAATCCATAGCCAAAACGGTCAGGGAATAAACGAATCTGTGGCAGTGGTGGACGAACCATCGCTTGAATGTCTTTACCAGGAACGTTCATAATCATTAGCGCTTGAGTTGTTAGACGTTCCATATTAGATGTAAATGGTCCGTTGTACTGCCAACGCTTTGCTACTTGGTCAGGCTGTATCGGTGCACGCCATGGCTTTGTGTAGTCGTAATTACCATCAAATTTTTGCGTCATTATCGCCACGCTGGTTTCAAGTATGCGAGCATTGCTTGACGACGCTCATTAATCTCTGCAGGTGAGGTAGCAACAGTGTTTGCTTTACCATCATTAACAAGGTGGGGAGCTGGAAGTAACGCTACTTGAGGTGTATTACGCAATGCTTGGTAGACGTTAACGCCATTTACATTTACGTAGTTAGCTTTCATCTGACGTTCAATACCAGACATAGGATTGATGCCATCAGGCCAGAAGTACATAGATGGCTCAATGCGCTCACCTTTATGTACGCCGCGTTGATAGGCTTTCTGGTTGACGCGAGACTTGATACTATCCAACAAACGGTCATCACGACGTGAGCGGATAGTGCCAAGGTATCCATCAGGATACTCGGCAGATGGAACACGTCCCACGCCAATGCGTGACGCATCCATTGAATCTCTTGCTACAGAAGTTCCTGAACCACCTTGGTTGTTGTAACCATATACACCACCAGCACCGAGGGATTGCCAGTTTTGAGAAGGCGAAAAGTTGTTTGTACCGCCTGGCATTAAATCACCTCAATCGTCTTAAAGAATAATGTGCCCTCCATAGGCTTGTTCTTACGAACTAACCCTTTAAGAAATTTGCTCCAGTGTCTGACTTTGGAAGCGGTGTTGCAGCATCCGCAGCATCAAAGTTCAACGTACTACCAGAAGTTTGACGAGACAACGCTGCTCCCTTTTTAGGACGCCAAGCAGTTTGCTGACCAACACTTGTGCTAGTTGATTTGCTTAGTGACAAAGGGGCTTCAGACTCGGTGTGGTATTGCGTTGCTTTACCTGTGTTTACTGTAGAACCAAATTCTTCAGAAGAAATAATGTCTGCCATTTTAGTATGAAGCGCTATTTCCATCGTTAAAGTTTGGTGCTTGACGACCAGCTACTGAACGAACAACTCTGCCACTTGACATTGTTGCTGATGCTGCTGGGTCGTGTCCTGCAGGAAACCTCACTGAGATGCGGTGACGAGCACCCATACGCTCTGACTGTGCTGCATTGCCTGCAGAAACATTTGAGCGGTTTGCTTTTCCACCAGATGTTGGGTCTCCAGCTTGTGTGTTCTTCTTTGGCATTTGCTTACCAACGGTTGGAGTTCCGCTTACATTGTTAAACTTTGCAGCGTCCATGCCCATATAACGGCGTGGTGAACTTGCGTGTTCTGCAGAAGCTAAGATTTCTTCTGTTGTTGGAATATTTTTGCTCATACTTTTACCTGCTGACTCTAGATGTGATGAGGGGGCGCCCATGCGACGTCGCATTGCGTGACCCATGTCTGAGAAATTTGCCATGATTACTCCTTGCTTTGGTATAAGGATACGACGGTTTTAGCTTGCTGTAATGTGAAAGACGATTGCAGAAATTTCGCCGTCTCGTGACTCAATGGTTGTAAACCCTGGCTTATCGGTTAAATCCATACCACGAGGGGCTACATAACCACGAGCAATGGCAATGGCTTTAACTGCTTGGTTTACTGCTCCTGCACCAACAGCACGGAGTTTTACTTCACGCTTGTCGTAAATTGCATGGGCAATGGCTGAGGCTACGCTTTGCGGGTTGGAGCTTGCGCTTACTCGCAAAAACGGCTCTTCTGCTGGTAGTTCTGGTGTATTACTCAATTGTTAGTCCTTTGGTTCGGTTTAGTGTGCCACTCCCGAACTAAAGGATAGGTCTAAAACCGCGCTTGGTCTCGGTATTTAGGGTCTGACATTTGCTCAGCTACTGCCTTTTCAACTTCGTTAATTGAAAATTTTCCTACAAGGCGTGCCAAAGCGTAAGAATCTGCAGCATTGTCATCATTGAACTCTACGCCCCATCGCTTGTATATCTGCAACAACATCTCTTGCTTCTTGGCATTTCCTTTGCCAGACGCGTACTTCTTAAGGGTCATTGGTGGAACTTTTAAGGGGAATCTACGTGGGTCATCTTCACCGTACATATCGTAGATGGCTAGTCTTACTGTTGCTGAAAGTTCTCCAAGAACTAATGCTGCTTGGCTTGCAAGAACTGTTCCTTCCATTGCTAAATCCACAACATCTAAATCATGTTCTTCTAAATACATTAAATGGTCTGTTAACCATTGGCGAATGTCTACAAGACGTTCAATTCCAAAGTACGGAGACTTGTATACCCAAGTAATGTGTTTCTTTGGGTCGTCCAGTGAGAGTGCAGTTAACGCAAATCCTGTAAGGGATTGGTCAATACCAATTGACACATTGCCTGCAGTGTTTAATCCGCCGTCTATTACTTTAGTTGTCATGAGCGTAGGAGTCCATTCTTGTGTGGACTAGTAACTCTAGTTCCTCAAGCGTGCCTCCGTTGCTTAAAATCTTATCTACTTTATACCCATCTAAATCTGACTCAGAAACGTGAGCGTTAACAGCGCCAACTCCTGGACGTTTGATTCTCCACATATCTCCGCCCCTTGCGCTAATGCACTCAGCTTCGTTTATAAAACGAACGTCGGAAATAACAATCTTATCTGTAGGGTGAACGTCTTTTAGTACTTGATAAATCCATATATCGTCACCAAGTAATTTGCGAGCACCAACACCTAAACTCTGCAACAAATGCCGTATTTCAGGAAACAAGATTTTTGCTTGGTCCCAACCATACGCACTAACAACGCTTTCAACTCTAAACCCGTCTCTAATTAGAGGATTTGTCTCAATAAGAAGTTCTCTAATTTTGTCTGCAAATGCAAAACGGGTGTACCCGTGCTGTTCTACTAAAATATTTGCAACACTGTCTTTACCTGATTGTGCGTAACCTGTTAAGCCGATAATCATGTGGAAAGTTTATCCTTTCGTGTTGCACGGAAGTCATTTGTACGACGAGTAATCTCACGAGAAACCAACGCCACATCTCTTTCAAAGTTGTTTGCTACAACCTCTACCATCTTTCGGTAGGCGTAAGCGTGGGTAAGTTGATTTTCTAAATCCATAATCTTTGGGTCAGCAGCAACTTGTGCTTTTATAAGGGTTACTCTCTCACCTTTAACTTTTGAATTGTCTTTAGCTAAAAACAATTGAGCTTCTAAAGAATCTTTCTTTTTATTCAGTACATGCTCATCTACCTGACAGGCAGCTAACTGACCTGCAACAAAGTTAGACCAAGCTGTTAGCTGGGTAAATAGTCCGCTAAGTTCATCACTGTCCAACAAGGAAATGTCTCTAGGCATCTTAGGTTGATTAGATTGGTCAGGCCACATATTAATGTTTTGTTCTGCCATACGCTTTACTGCTAAATCTGACATTGGACCTAAATTAAGCACCCCACTCCTCCAAATCAACTAGAGAGTTACAAGACTTGCAACCGTCAGAGTTAACATTGCATTCAGGCATTTTCTTTGCTTTCACAGCAGCAATTACCTTTGATGCACTAAAGAAGATACGTTCAACAATCTCATAATCTGCTTTAACTGTGAACTCTTTAGTTGCTTGGTCTGCCTTGTTCTCGTATAGGAAAACAATTTCTTTTGGTGCTTCATCACCGTACATACGGTGTGCTAACTCTAAATACATCTGACCCTGAAGTAAGTGGCTGCGGAATGGACGACGGATGTTGTTAAACGCTTTCGCAATGTCTCCGCCAGCATCTGCAAGGATGTCTGGGGCTTCAAAACGTAGGGTTCCTGCGCCAATAGACTTGATTTCAATTAAGCAGTCATCTCCGATGTCTTTAATCCAACCATCTGTATGGCCTGCAATGCGTAGGTTGTCATCTACAAGGGTGACTTCTCGGTACTCCATAACGTCTTTACGACCACAGTCTTTGCAAGCTGGGGAGATACCTATTGTCATTACCTGGCAGGCTAAGCACTCAAACTTCCCATAAAGAACATTCATTTCCTGGAAACGAGACTGCCACTTAGCGTGGATGTAATGGCCTTCATCAAATATGTTTTGCAATCTAAGATTTGGTTTGTTTCTGTTTGCTTCTCCACCCGTTAGTAAATGGTACGAATAACGGTGACACCAGTCAGGTTTGATTATCTCTGACGGGTGGAGTACGTCTTGGCGGCGGTCGTCTAACGGACGGCGCATAAGGTGCCGTTCAACATCACCCAATAAGCGTGTTGTCGTCTTCTTTGCATCTAAGAACTTCTTCAGTTCTGTAGCCATGTTAGTCCTTACTGAAAATAAACTCCTTAAGAGTCATCTTCTTAGCGAATGATTTTTTCCACTTACGTATTAAAGCATTTCTTTCTCTGTGGCTCAATCCTCCCCAGATTCCGTGTGGTTCGTCACGAGTGACTGCATCCCACAAACAATCTTTTAGTACAGGGCACGGACTCTTACCATTTTCACCAAGGCAATAGACCTTAGCTTTATCGGCAATTAATTTGTATCGGTCCTTATCTCTTGGAGGATAGAAGATGTCTTCTTCCTCTTGACTTTTAGGAGCGGCTCCAAAGCAACGTGCTTTAGACCACCATGGCGATTCATTTTCATACATATATTAAGCATCCTTTAGACGGTCCCTCATCTCTAGAAAGTCGTCTTCAAGAAGAATTACGTAATTCTCCCCATCTAGATGAACGCCCAGTACTGGCATACGTCCATCAAGGATGGCCTCTGTCGTTATTTTTTTCAACACCTCTGACTTTACAGAGAAAGATTTCTTCCCCGTAAACTTGTGCTCAATCAAGAGGTCGCTTGACCGAACATCTCCCTTATGGGACCAAAATGCTCCAGATGCAGCCATAGTTTTACCGCCAATTTTCTTAGCAAGTCTCTTTTCGTGTTTCTGGGATTGCTTTTGGCCTTCAGTCTTCATCAATAGCCACTGGTGCAGCGTCTGATGAAAGTACTGCGGTTTGTATTGCTTCTTTAAGGTCAACTTCTTCGCGGATGCTTGCAATGACGGACTCAATGCCCTGCCACTTACGCTCACCGTGATAGAACCAACCACCTTTGCGTTCAATAACTCCCATGATTACACCAAGAGAGGCAATTTCTTTAGCGAAATCAAACTCCCCAGGTTCACAGGCGCCACCTGGCGCAAAGTAGAAATCAAAGTATGCAACACGCTGTGGTGGTGCAGTCTTGTTCTTTAATGTGCGAACAACGATTTGTTGTCCAACTCTAACCTTGTTTGTTCCTGAACCAATTTCAATCCATTCCTTACGGCGTACTTCGCAACGAGTAAAGAACGCGTAGTTCTTTCCTTCTCCTCCAGGAGTTGTGCGAGGGTCACCGTGCATCACACCAATCTTCATTCGGTACTGGTTGATAATCAACCCAAGCACAGGACGCTCATCCTCGGTTAGAGAACGCTTCATTGCTGTACCAACAACACGGAAAAACTTGTTTGTCAGGAGTGCTCCACGACCAACAGTTGCCTCACTCATATCCTTTTCCATCTCTGGCATTGGGGAGAGGGCTGGTAATGAGTCAATAACAATTGCGTCTACAGACTTAGATTCAGCAAACTCAATGACTGCTTGGTATGCCTCCTCCATAATAGAGGTTTCAATAACAATAACGCGAGACGTGTCTACTCCACACATTGCTGCGTACTCTGGTACCCACTGCTCTGCTGCTACCCACACTGTGGTGTAGTCAGGGTTTAATGCTTGATTCGCTGCAATAGTCTTAAGAGCGAGAGCTGTCTTGCCGTGCGACGGTTCCCCAATAAGTTCGTTCCATTGATTCCCAGGGAAACCACCACCCAGTACAAAATCAAGGGTAGTAGAGCCACTAGTAATACGAGGGATGATATCACTACGAATATCTGACGCCATAACAACAACGTCACCTTTAAACTTTTTGTTAAGTTGTGCAATAAGTTTGCGTGCTTCAGCATTTATCAATTTACTCTCCCAATAATTCCCTGTGGATTCCAGTTACTTTGAACATCATTACCTTGCGCAGATTTTGCACTGCCTTCTACTTTGGCTCCAGTCAATGAGCCGTAACGACTGCCTGCTTGTGTTATCGGGTACCCGCAGTCATAGCATCTGGCTGCAGCGTTCTGTACTGCCATATAGTTGTTTCCACCGCACTCAGGACAGGACTGAGTTTGACTTGCACTCTGTGCTTTAGAAAGTGGTTGAGTGTATGCAGGTTGTGGCATAGGAGCCATCGGTTGCTGTGACGGTGGCATTGGAGTATCTGCAGGACGTGCAACTGGCTGTGCAGGTTGTGCACCTAGTTGTTTAGCCCACCAATCAGCACTACTCATTTTGCTTCTCCCCACTTGTCTACAATTTTTACTTCAGCAATTAAAGGAACAGTCATCTCTGGTAGATGAATACCTTCCATAGACAAACGAATTGCTTCGGCTGTCTCTTCTGCTAAATCTTCACGTGCAACTGTAACGAGTTCATCGTGCACAGTCAACACCACATTAACATCTGGTTCATCTATAAAGCAGGAATGTGCTCTAACAATGGCGAGTTTCATCAAATCTGCTGCAGAACCTTGAATAACAGTGTTAAATGCTTGTCGGTCTGCTCTGCTCCGAAGACCTTTCTCTGTGGACTTTAGGTCAGGTATGTAACGACGGCGACCAAAAACAGTTTCCACAAAAGGAGTTGGGGATTGTTGACTAGCTAATCGTGTGACCTTTGCTTTGTACTTAGCAATGTCGTGAAATCTTTCAGTAAAATCGTTAAGAAGTTTTCTTGCTGCTTCTACTGTTAGTCCAAGAGACGAAGCAATTTTGTCGGGTCCTACACCGTAGGTCATAGCTAAAACCAGTACTTTACCTGCTTTACGGTCAAGTCCAACGGTGTCACCGATAGTTGTGTAAATGTCTTTTCCATTTAAATAGTTGTCCATCATAATTGGGTCGTTAGAAAACGAAGCAACAATACGTGGTTCAATCTGAGAGTAGTCAGCAACTACTAACTTGTAACCTTTAGGTGCTACAAAGAGATTACGAATCAACTTCCCATACTGACCACTGCTTGGGATGTTCTGTAAGTTTGGGTCACTGCTGGAGAAACGTCCTGTCTCTGCTCCGTGTGACTTGAAGCTTGTATGTACTTTGCCGTTAATTAAAAGCGATTTCTTTTCAACAATGCGTGACTTACCTGCGTTAGTACGCACAATGTCTCCACCTAGATAAGGCATCACGTAGGTAGTCATAAGTTTGTTTAGGTCTTGATACTCAAGAATGGCATCAACTAACTCATCTTTAGAGCGATAAAACTCTAATGCGTCTGATGAAACAGAGTACTGGTTAATAGTCAAAGGTAACCTTGCGGCTAACATATCTTGACCTTTAGTAGTCAAAGCAATCTTAACCTTGATGTTAGGCTTAATACCGCGTCCACCTTCTTCTTTAGGTGAGAACAATAACTTCTGTTTTTCTTGCACAGAGTTCATCGGGAATGGTTTACCTGCAAGCCTGTAGGCGCGAGCAACTGCAGCATCAATATCTATCTCAAGTCGTTTCTTTAAGTTTGTTAACTCTTCAACATCAACAGTTGCTCCAGCTAACTCCATATCACATAGAGCGCCAACAACATCCATCTCTAATCCCCAAACACGAGCAAGGCTCCCAGTCAATCTAGGGG